TGCTTACGCTAACGATGTTTACTATGCTGGTGTAACTGGTCATCAAACTACAGGTTGCGCTTTCTTTGGTGACAGTAATCGACTAGCATATACCACTACATATGCTTCATCTGCTGATGGATATGTATATGCAGAATCAGCATCTACTTTGATTACTAATGGATATCTACAGACAGGTTACATTCGATACAACACACTAGAACCTAAAAACTTTAAACGTCTATTGGGACGTGGTGATTTTAGTAAGGGCTCTATGACCCTTAACACAGTAGATAAAGATGGCACAGTCTACGATGTCATAACTTATGATTCTGCTGTACCTCCTGTAGAAGTAACTACCAGTCAACCTGCAAATGCACAAGAATACTTAGCCTATAAATTTACTCTTTACAGAGATGCTACAACTAGCAGCCTAGGTCCTACCTTTAAGGGGTATCAGGCTAAAGCCACAATCGCTACACCTAGACAGCGAGTAATTAGATTTCCCGTCTATTGCTTTGACGTGGAGACCGATAAGTATAACGTCCTAACAGGATACGAAGGTAGAGCCAAAGATAGAATCAATGCGCTCGAAGCCGTTGAAGAAAACGGAGATGTTCTTACTTTTCAGGATTTAATAACTGGCGAGTTTCGCCAATGCGTTGTAGAACAAATCCAATTCAACCGTATGACTCCTCCAGATAGAGGTTTTTCTGGCTTTGGAGGCATAATCACTATCACTATAAGGACAGTATAATGACACCTACTGAATGGGCTGGCCTAGCCGTAGCCGTATTTACTTTGATTGCTGGATTTGCTGGCGCTGTGCGCTGGTTAGTTAAGCATTACCTATATGAACTACGCCCTAATGGTGGCTCAAGCCTTAAGGATAAAGTCAATTTACTTGAAGAAAAAGTAGAACTATTAACTGATTTAGTAAGAGAAGCATTGAGGAGATGAGTGAAACCTGTAGCCAAAGTAGCGTCACCTGCTGCTATTGCTGTGCTCCGTCAAGCGACAGCGTTGTTTCCAAAGCGCAAGAAACTGTCAGACGGGTTGTTGCCTTCGTTAGCGCATCAGAAAGCCAACCCGAATTCGGACCACAATACTGGGCTAGCAGTCGATTTGACCCACGACCCTGATAAAGGGGTAGACTGTGCTGTTATTTTTGAAAAACTTAAAGAGGACGAACGAGTCTCTTATCTTATCTTTAATAAGAAAATCTGGTCCCGTGATAGGGCTAAGTCTGGTAATCGCCCTTATAGCGGTAGTAACCCTCACACTAAGCATCTCCATATTTCTATCAACTCTGATAAGTCTAATGACACTAGCCCTTGGTTCTGGTGGGTAAACCAGCCTAAAGTCCTGAATCAGGTCTTGGCTAGCCTTACCCCCCAACCTAAGAAAAAAGTGCTAGCATCTGAACCACGGATAGTATGCACGTGCTGTCCTATTCATAAACCTAAACGAAAGGCAATCTAATGGAACAATTCAAACAAGTATCTCTTACTTGGTTCCGTGCCGCAGCAGCCGCTGCAGTCGCACTATACCTTGCTGGAGAAACTAACCTAAAGGTGCTGGCAACAGCAGCCCTTGCTGGCTTCCTCGGACCTGTCCTTAAGTGGCTAGACGCATCTGCTCCTGAGTTTGGCAGAGGCGCTAAGTAGCCCTTTAAACGCCTTCTAAGGGCGTTTTTAGACACTTTGACCCCCTACCTGTGGTAATCCCATAGGATGGGGGTCTATTTTCTTTATATGCGGAAAAAATATTTATATGTTATTATTGTTTCACGGGAAACCGTGGGGCAGAAACTTCAGATGACGGGGTGACGGCATAGCCTAACCTAGTCTCCTAGCCACCTCATTTTTATGGGGGGGTAGGGGGGGCATTTCTTAGAATCTGGGGTTCAGGCATATAGGAGCGAAATTGCCAACATACGATTACGAATGTAGGACTTGTGATACCGTCCAAGAATTAACCCTTCCGTTTGATAAGAGTCAGGAAATTAAATGCGTTCATTGTGGCAACGTTTTATTCAAAGTATTTTCGGCGAATCCTATTCACTTCAAGGGGACTGGTTGGGGCAAGGATGCCTAACCTGCGGGGAGTTATGTGACTGTGATAGCCTTGAGGAATGAGCGAATTACCTAAACATATATCATATTCTTCCTTCAATACTTGGCAAGAATGTGGCTGGAAATACAACCTAACAAAACTACAAGGCGTACCCGAGAAACACGCAGTATGGTTCACGGGTGGGTCTGCTGTCCATAAGGCTACCGAACGTTTCGATAAGTTAGACTTCGGTAAAACCAATAACAATGATGAACTATGGAACGATGTATGGTTCAATCAGATTAAAGAAGACGAAGCACTCCACGGTGATATGAAAAACTGGGAGTTTCGTGGTCGTGAAGATATCTCTTGGTGGTATGGCGAAGGCTTGTGGATGCTAGACCGCTGGGCAGACTTTATGCACCCTGACAAAGGTTGGAGTGTATACGAAGATTTTATTGAGAAACAATATGAGATTGCATTGGGCGATACTACGGTCAAACTTGCCATTGACCGTGTATTGGTTGATTACGACGGCAATAGGGTGCTCGTCGATATCAAAACTGGTGCGTCATCTCAGAGGCATCCCCTGCAACTAGCAGTTTACGCTTGGGCTCTAGACAAGCAGGGTGTATCAGTCGATAAGGCTGGCTTCTGGGATGCACGTACTGGTAGTATCACTACTTGGAATCTTGAACATCTCCAACCTGATAAGGTTGAGAGTATATTCTTGGGATTTGATAAGGCACGTAAGGCCGATATATTTCTGCCTAACTTTAGCAACTGCGGAAGATGCGGTGTGCTATCATATTGCAAGTGGATGAACGGAGCAAAGTCTAGTGAGTATAGTGGATGACATCTTCCCTATCCGTAGAACTATGGATGAGATGGTTGATGCTTGGGACAATACAGGGTTCAAAAACGAACAGAAAGCAAAGGAGAAATAATGGCTGGGGCAAACTTCCAAGTCAGCAGTAAACTAAATGACGGGAGAATCTTTGTAATCGGAGCAGATACATTTGCCGATTTCAAGAGTAATCTAGTCGAAGTACTCGGTGTAGATGGAGCCGAGGGAGCAATCACTACAATGGCTCTCTCTATCGAGGGAGCACCTGTTACGGTACAGCAGGCAGTTAATAACGTGACTGCTTCTATTCCAGCAACAGTTGTCCCACAGACAACAACACCTAGCACCGCACCAACTGGTCGTGCTTGTAAGCACGGTCCTATGACTAAGAGACAAGGCGCTAGCGCTAAGGGTCCTTGGAAAGCATATATGTGCTCAACTCCAAAGGGAACTCCTGACCAGTGCGAACCGATATTCCTTAAGCGCAATGAGTCTGAATGGAGTACATTCTAACTAATGAGAACCCTTGCCCGTGCGGTTGGCAGCGCGGACATAGGTGGCGAACCACTTCCATCCGTGTTCCGAACTTTCGAAGCGCATAAGATTATACTTAGACGTGCTGAAGTGTCGATGATTGCTGGTACCCCTGGTGCTGGTAAGTCGACACTAGCACTGGCTATGGCGTTGCGTGCCAAAGTACCAACACTGTATGTAAGTGCCGACACAAACGCGCATACAATGGCTATGCGTTTACTGTCAATGATAAGCGGTAAGACCCAAAGCGATGCAGAAGAAATGCTCGTCAAGGATGTTGCCGAATCAAGAAAAATAATAAATGATTCTTCAGGGCATATCTTCTGGTCATTTGAAGCAGCGCCTTCGCTCGCTGATGTTGACCAAGAAGTTCTTGCTTTTGAAGAGTTGTGGGGTTGCGCCCCTACTCTCATCGTTATAGATAACCTTATGGATATCTCTAATGATGGCGGAGAAGAGTTTGCTGGTATGCGCTCCACAATAAAGGAATTGAAGTATCTCGCAAGGGATACCAATTCTGCTGTGCTTGTACTGCATCACACCAAAGAGTCGTATTCAGGTAATCCGTGCCAACCACGGAGCGCGCTTCAGGGGATGGTAGCGCAATTACCTGCCCTGATTTGCACGGTAGGTTCCAACGCGCCAGGATATATAGCCGTTGCGCCCGTAAAGAACCGATATGGCAAAGCAGACCCTTCGGGGGATACGGCTCATTGGTTGCAGTTTAATCCCGAGATTATGGATGTGTCTGATATACCTGACAGGTCTTAATGACTAAACCTATTGCAGAACTCAAACCGAGTTATGACAAGGCGATGGATATCCGTGGTAATCCAACTACGGTGTGCATCTGTGGGAGTTTCGTATGGAATCTCAAAGTAGTCTTCGCAGAAGACAACACTATAGGGATGTATTTTCTAGATATGGAGTGCGCTGACTGTGGAACGCAGGCTACCGCACCCATTGAGGAGTAAAGATGAAACTATCGACAGTATCAACAATATCCGCGATTGCAATATTTGTGGCAACATTGCCCCACGGTGTGGGTGCGTGGCTCATTAAAGCAAACCCGTTAAAACCAATTATAGTTTCAATGGGGAAAACAGAAACTGTTTTACCGAGCCCAAAGATGTTAGCAAAATCAATCGCAAAACAAAAAGTTAATAAAATGTTTGGCAAGAAAGCAAAACAGGAATGGAACGCCCTTGCTAAATTGTGGGGTAAAGAATCTGCTTGGAACTGGAAAGCCAAGAACCCTCACTCGAGTGCTTATGGTATTGCTCAAGTATTGAGAACACCGCAAGACTCAACAATTGAATATCAGGTTTCTAAAGGACTCAAGTATATCGTCCACCGCTATGGCACTCCAACCGTTGCGTGGGCTCATTGGCAGTCTAACGGCTGGTACTAATGTCTAGCAAATCCAAAATCAAGGGCTCTCAAGCAGAGAGAGATGTAGTTAAGTATCTCCAACAGTGGTTCCCGTATGCAGAAAGAAGGCTTGCGGGAGCCACTTTGGATAAGGGTGATATCTCAGGCATCAATGGTGTCTGTATTGAAATTAAGAACCACGCAAAGTTAGACCTTGCTGGTTGGTTAGCAGAATTAGAAGTTGAAACAAAAAACTCAAAGGCTTGGACAGGGACAGTAATTCATAAACGCAAAGGCAAGGGAGACCCTGCTGAATGGTATGCTACAATGCCTGTAGCAGTGTGGGTAGAATTACTTAGGAAGGCGATGGATGATGGAAAAGCCTGATATATCAGTGATTTTAGAGCATTATGGGGCAACCGTACCAACTCGTCGTGGGTGGTTTTCTATCAAGTGTCCGTTCCACGACGATAGACATAACTCTGCAACAGTTAATCTTGATGAGAATGCTTTCTGTTGCTTTGCTTGCCAAACAAAGGGCGATGGTTATGCTATAATTATGCAAAAGGAAGGGGTCAAGTTTCGTGAAGCAATCAGCATCACAGAGGGAATCTTTAACAAAAGCGGCAAAGTATTACCACAGCGCGCTACCAGAAGCGGAGGAATACCTCGCAGAACGCGGCATAACAATGGAGGCAGCAATCAAAGCACGCTTGGGCGTCGTCTTAGACCCGCTGACAGGATATGAAGCGTATACGAATAGGCTCTGCATCCCTTACATCACAAAGTCTGGTGTTGTTGACTTGCGTTTCAGGAGTCTCGGACACGAAGAGCCCAAGTATATGGGAATGGCTGGGGCTACGACACACCTGTATAATGTGGGAGCGCTTTTCCGTGCATCGTCATACATATGTATATGTGAGGGCGAAATCGACACCATTAGTTTGGACTTGGTTTGTAACATTCCGTCAGTTGGTGTCCCTGGCGTCAATAATTGGAAGAAACATTACAATAGGCTCTTGGCTGACTTCGACAAGGTTTTCCTCTTCGCGGACGGAGACAATGCAGGCTATGATTTCGGTAAGTCCCTTTCTCGAGAACTGTCCAACGTTGTCGTTATACAAGCGCCAGAAGGCGAAGATGTTAATTCGCTCTATCGGACTTACGGAGCAGACTACTTCAAAGAAAAGATAGCAGGTGCTCAATAATGCTATTACCTAACAACAAAGGTTTCTACCAATGCGAAGAGTGCGACTATTCAGGTCGTGATATCTTCAAGTATCTTGAGCATTGCGGTATTCAGTACTCTTGGATGTTACCATTAGGAGAAGACTGTACCTTTAACTTCTTTGGATTCCTTAGAGAATTACATAATGTTTTGTTATTTAGTAATGGCATTAAAGAGGCTATGGAACTTATCCAAAGTACGACTTTGCTTATGGTAAACTCATCTGAAGATACTCTCAAAGAGTTCCTAGAAGAGGTAACTATTCAATCCAATATGGAAGATTTGATAGAGGAACTGGAGGAAGAACTTGATAAAAAAGAATGACCCGTTGGAAGAGCGTCCTTCTAAGTTTGAGTTAGATGTCTATGATGTCTTTGCTGAACTAGAAACCTTGCTTCTTTCCAAGCATAAAGATTATGGGCCAAGAAACATTTCAGATAGTCCAGGTGGTCCAGTCAATGGGCTTCGTGTAAGGATGCACGATAAACTAGCCCGTATAAATAATCTTGTGGATTCTAAAAAAAGTCCACAACACGAATCTCTTGAGGATTCGTTTAAAGATATGGCAAATTATGCAATCATTGGATTGCTCGTATTGAGAGGAAAGTGGGACAAATGAAAAGATTTGGACCTTACAAAGGAAGCAAACAAAACGGAGGTAGACCTATCTATGTTTTCAAACGCAAGAAAAAAGACGGTACAACTGTTACTACTTCTTCTAACAAAGCCCGTGTTGATTACGAAGACGATACTGGAAAGTCTCTTCCGCGTAATAAAGAAGTAGACCACAAGAACAACAAAGGTCGTGCTGGTGATGACCGTAAATCTAATCTCCGCGTAGTATCCAAGAGCAAAAATGTTGCTATGGAGAACAAACGCCGTGCTAAGAAAAAGGCTGCGCCTAAGCGAAAGAAGAAGAAAAAGTGAGCAAACTCAAACGAGTTGTAGTTATCTCAGATATCCAAGCACCTAGCCACGATGCCAGAGCAATTACCGCACTAACTGATTTCGTCTATAACTTTGAACCTGACGAACTCTACTGTGTAGGTGATGAAGCAGATAGTCCTGAACCATCTCGATGGAATAAAGGTAGAGCAGCAGAGTATGCTAAGACTTTACAGTCAGGTCTCGATAAGACTTCTGATATTATGGAACGTTTTAAAGATGCTTTGGGAGATAAACCATTTCACGTTATGAGGAGTAATCACGGTGACAGAATCGAAAACTACATCGACAAGTACGCCCCTGCACTTGCTGGGCTCCGCGCTTTGGAATATGAGGAACTGCTCAGATACCACGAACTTGATATTACGTATCACAATAAAATCTGGCAGTTTGCCCCAGGATGGGCTCTTGCCCACGGAGATGAGGGGAGTCTTCTACAAACTGCGGGAGGAACTGCGCTTAACCTTGCGAGACGTATCGGATTATCTGTCGTATGTGGACACACCCACAGGCAGGGTATCCAGCACCATCACGTCGGTTACAATGGGCGGATTAGTTCAAGACTCTTTGGAGTTGAAGTCGGACACTTGATGGACTTGAACAAAGCAGATTACTTGCGTACTGGTTCTGCTAATTGGCAACAAGGATTTACAGTTTTGTATATTCGTCGTAGTAATGTAGTTCCTGTAAACGTTCCTATCATTGGTCGTTCCTTCACAGTAGAAGGAGAAGTGTACGAGTGGTAATAGAAAAATACGAGAACCTTGTAGCACATCTTGGCTACGAGTTTGCTCGTAAATTTCGTATGGTGGATGCTGACGATATTCGCCAAGAGTTATGGTTATGGTTCTTAGAACATCCTAACAAGGTCAAGGTTTGGGAGAAGTTAGATGATAAACAGTCCGTAAAGTTAATCGCTCGTTCTCTGCGTAATGCTGCTAAAGATTACTGCCAGAGAGAGAAGGCTAAGATTGCGGGCTACA